CTTCTTGAAGAAGAGGCACCAGACCTTACACAATTTGATTCAAACCTTGCGGAGTCCATGCCTGAAGAGGATATTCAAAAAACAGCAAGTGACTTGGAAGAAGGTTTCACAAGAGATAAGGATTCCAGACAAGAGTATGATGAAATTGCGGAAGATGGAATTAAGTTATTGGGATTACAGTATGATGATTCAGCAGGATCATTTCCAGGATCAGCAGGAGTTACACATCCTGTATTAGCGCAAGCGGTAGTAAAGTTTCAAGCGAAAGCTTACAAGGAATTATTTCCGACCGAAGGACCTGTACGTACCAGAATCATGGGCGTACAGACTCAACAAAAAATAGAACAGGCAAACAGGGTTAGGCAGTTTTTAAATTGGCAAACTCAAATTCAGATGCCTGAATATGGCCCTGAGCTGGATAAGTTATTATTTCATGTAGCATTGTATGGAACGGGATTCAAAAAAACTTTTTGGGATATGTCACTTCAAAGACCATGTACCGAATTTATTAAAGCCCAGGATTTTTTTATAGATTATTACGCAACCAATTTAGAAGGCGCTGAACGATACACGCATAGATACTTAATGTCAAAAAATGAAATTAAGAAAATGCAACTCTTGGGAATGTTCAGGGATATTGATATTGATACTGACTATAATATAAATGAAACAGGAGCCAAGGAATTAGAGAATGAAGTAGTGGGCGTAACAAAGCCTGCGGACAATGATGAATATACTTCCATTTTGGAAATACATGCAAATATAAATCTTCCAGGATTTGAAGATGAGGATGAATTAAAACTTCCATACATTGTTCATATGACGGAAGATGACCAGAAGATTTTATGCATTAGAAGAAACTGGGATCAGGAAGATCCTATGAAAAAAAAGAAAATGTACTTTACCCACTATACCATGATTCCTGGTTTGGGATTTTATGGATATGGTTATATACATTTAATCGGCGGATTAACAAAAACAGCTACCTCCTCTATGCGTCAATTATTAGATGCAGGTACCTTTGCGAACTTGCCAGGTGGATTCAAGGCACACGGTCTTCGTGTCCTTGCACCTGACGAGCCCATTCAACCAGGTGAATTTAGGGAGGTAAACGCTCCTGCTGGTGACTTGGGAAAATCTTTACAGATACTTCCTTTCAAAGAACCATCACAGACTTTATTTAACTTAATGGATTATGCATCCAAACTTGCATCCCAATTTGCCGATGCCACGGATAACGTAGTGGATCAGGCAACAAACTATGGGCCTGTGGGTACAACCATGGCCCTGCTTGAGCAGTCTTCTAAACTGTTCAACGCTGTGCATAAGCGTCTACACGCAGCATTAACTAAAGACTTGCGAGTGCTCACTCGTTTAGATAGTGAGTACCTTCCAGATTTGTATCCCTACGAAGTCGCAGGTGGTGCACAGCAAGTATTCAGGCAAGATTTCAATCTTAAGAATATTGATGTCATACCTGTATCCGATCCTAACATGCCAACAGAAGCACACAGGATTGCGAAAATAAACGCTATCATGTCTATCGCGCAACAGAACCCCGCTGTCTACAATATGGAGCAGATCGGAATGGAACTGTTTGCTGCGATGGGCGTGTCAGAACCCCAACGTTATTTAAAACAACAGCAACAACCTTTCAGTTCAAATCCTATTACGGAAAACATGGCTGCTCTCAAGGGGGCACCATTGGAGGCTAAGCCCGATCAGAATCATGACGCGCACATTATTGTTCATGGAAAATTCATGGAAGATCCTGCGTATCAAAATCCATCCGTGCAGCAGCTTTTGATATCTCACATACAAGAACATTTGGCTTTGAAATATCAAATTGAAATGGCGCAGATGGTTCAAGATCCACAGGCGCAGCAGGCGATCATGGCACCTCCGCAGCAGCAACAGCAAGTACCACCACAGATGCAGAATCAAATCGCTCTCATGGCGGCTAATGCGGCGGATAAGGTCTTGAAACTTGATGAAGAAAAGGCTAAGATAATGGCTGGCCAAACGGAAGATCCACAACANGANCAAATAGAAATACAAAAACAGGATCTGGCATTACGTGCGAAGAAGCAACTTGATTCGATGAAGATACATCANGATAAGATGGATCTGGAGGAAACTAAAGTAATTATTGATGATGAGAATAAAGATGAAGATCGTAAACTTAAAGAAGCACAACTTGCAGTCAAGGCAACAGATGACGCAATGAAGGATGCTGAAAAATTAATCTATGCAACAAGGATAAAGTAATGAGCGGAAAATCAGGACCAGGAGTTCCTAAAAATTTAAGAAAAGTTACGCCAGGATATGATCAGGCATTTACTTTACAAAAAGGTACATCAGCGGCACCTATTAAACAAGTAGCTACTAATATAGGTAAAAATATTTCATCATATGCTAGAGAAGGGGTAAAAGCTAAAGATGTAAAAACTTTANATCAAGCTGAAAAAAGTATAGCTTATAAAAAAGAAGCAAAGAAACAAATTAAATATGATAAAAAGAAAGAAAAAAAGAAATTACAACCCATAAAAGATTTTGGAAAAGGAACTGCTATTGGAACAGTAGTAGCTAGCGGAGTTCAAGGTAATAGAAACGATAAAAGNCCATAATGGGAGATGTAGATTTAAAATTATTAAGAAAGGCACGTGCTGAAGCATTTAAAAGTTTTAAAAAACAATCTGGTACACCTTCAGGACAAGATGCTTATATGAAATTATTAGAAATTGATTTACAAATTGGTAAGTTAGATAAAGTTCAAGGTAATAGAAANNATAAAAGACCATAATGCCNTTAACTAAAAAAGGAAAAAANGTTATGGATGCTATGATAAAAAAGTATGGAAAGAAAAAAGGCACTAAAGTATTTTATGCTTCCCGCAACAAGGGTCGCATAAAAGGCGTAGAGCGGGGCAAAAAATAAAGGAGGATATCATGGATATTTGGAAAAACTTAAGTTGGAAAAACTTAAGCAAAAAAGGTAAGATAGCTTCAATAGTTGCTGTCTTATTTATAGGATTTATAGCTTGCAATTGGATAGGCTGGATATAACAGCCTTGCATTAATATAAAAAATATGATATTATATTTTTTAAGACTGCCGAAAGGAGTCAAATAAATCTTGCTTTAACAAGGAGGTTATTATGAATAAAGCATTATCTATTTTTAATCAGCTTAGACCTGTCTCAATAGGATTTGATGATGTCTTCAATCACTTCGAAAGAATGTTTGCTGACGATTTTTACATCTCTGCTGGAAATCACCCACCGTATAATATTGTCAAGACTGGATCTCAAAAGTACAACATTGAAGTTGCGCTTGCGGGATACGGTAAGGATGATATAAACGTGGATTTCGCAGAAGGTCTATTAACTATAAAGTCCGTCAAGGAAGAAAAGTCAGAAGAGAAAAACGGTATACTTCACAAGGGTATAGCAAAAAGACATTTCTCTAGATCTTTTACAATTGCGGATGATGTAGAGGTAAAAGACGCTGAATTAAAAGATGGTTTGTTAAAAGTGTTTTTGCACAGGATTGTTCCTGAAGGCAAGGAAGCTAGACAAATAAAAATTAAATAAACAACATGGGGGCGTGTAAAAGTGCCCCCTTTTTATAAAGGAAACTAAAATACTAAAATGATAAACGGAAAAATTAAATGGTTCAATCCAAGAAAAGGATATGGATTCATACAAAACGAAAAAGAAGGAAAAGATATATTCCTTCATGTGTCCGCTTTAGAAGAAGCAGGCATTGATACACTACAAGAAGGAGAAGCTATATCTTATGAAATCGGTGAAAATCGAGGAAAAGATACGGCCATTAATATTAAGAAAATATAACTATTATTACTTACGGGAGATACAATGGATGCACATACATTAAAAACTAATTTACTTAAAGTATTGGATGAAGCTATTCAGGTCAATAAAGATCAGATAGCAGGTCCTGGCGCTGAAGATTTTCCCACATATAAGTACATGTTAGGAATTGCTCATACCCTGGAGGATATGAAAGCCAGGGTAAGAGATGAACATAAAAATCTTTACAAACAGGAGACATTATTCGACAATGACAAATAAATTACCGAAACCTACGGGTTACAGGCTTTTAATTAAGCCAAGAGAGGTATCTAATACAACAAGAGGTGGTATTATCCTAACTGATGAATCAAGAACGGCGGCTAAATTTTCATGCGTCATATCTAAAGTAGTGGATATGGGTCCAGAATGCTATCTGGGCATGGATAGATCCACCACAGTTTGGTGTAAAAAGGATGATTGGNTATTGACAGGCAAATATGTAGGACTTAAATTTAAATATGAGGGAGAAGATTATTCCATTATAAATGATGATGAAGTAATAGCTCTTGTTCCTGACCCTGATAAAATATCCGCTAAGTAGACTTGCATAAAATNTATATATAGTGTAGAATATATCACATAAGCGTAAAACGCGGATCGCAACCGAAGGAGGTCTATATGATAGACGAAGATAAAANGGAAGAACAACTTGATGAAGAAGAGATAGTTGTAGAACTTCCAGACGAAAAATCTGAAGATGAGGCGAAAGTCAAGTCTGAAGAGCCTAAAGATACCAAGGCTCCAGTTGTATCGGAAGAAACTATTGAATCAGAAGAAGAAGCTGAAGAGGAATCTGAAGTTGAAGAAGAAGAGGAAATAGAAAAATCTGAAGATGCAGAAGAATCCAAAGATAAAAAGGTATTTGGCAAGCGCGCTGAAAAACGGATAAAGCGACTTGTTAAAGAAAAAAAGGAATTAGAAGCCAGGCTTCAGGATCTTTCTTCGAAAGAACAAGCTTGGGTTCAAGAAAGGGATGCATTGACATCTCGATCTAAGGATTCAGAATTACATGCAATTAATCAATATATTGATAGATTGAAGAGTCAGGAGAAGCAATCTCTAGGTGCTTTGAAAACTGCTAAAGAATCTGGCGATATAGATGCTGAAATAAAAGCGCAAGATGCTTTGGCTTCTGTAAAGGCGGAAAATTTAGTGGCTCGTCAGTATAAGATGAGAGCAGAATCCGATTCTGAAAAGCGTAAGGAAAAACCTAAATCACAGGCAGCTCCTACTTCAGCCGCTCCAGACCGCAAGGCTTTGGAATGGCAGAAAAGGAATGAATGGTTTGGCAGTACTTCTACGAAGGACAGGATCATGACTCAAGCCGCTATGGTAATTCATAAGGAACTTATTGATGAGAGTATTCTCCCCAATACTAGTCCCGATGAATATTATAGTGAACTTGATTCAAGGATTCGGGATGAATTTCCTGAAGATTCAAAAATACAAGGAGTAAAAAGATTCCTACAGTTATAAGCGGAACGCGCTCCGCTATAGGCAAAAACCAAGTCAAGTTAACTAAGACTGAAGTTGACATGGCGAATAGATTAGGTGTAAGCTTGCAAGATTATGCGCGCCAAAAAGTACGCCAACAGGCGGGAGGTTAATATGACACAAGCAACTAGAACCAGCCGTAAGATTCGGGCTTCGGCAACTCGAAACAAGCCTTGGGAACCTCAACAAAGGTTGAATATTCCTGAAAAGGCTAAACAAGAGGGCATGGAATATATTTGGGTTAGACATGAATTATTGAATAACCCCGATGATTTAAATGTTCACGAAAGACTACGCGAAGGATATGAACCAGTCAAACCTGAGGAATTGGGAAAAGACTATCATGCTGATGTGTTGTCTGCTGGCAAGCACGCTGGTACAATTAGATCGGGCGACTTAATCCTTATGAAAAATACTAAGGAATTTGTTGCTGAGAAAAAGAAGTACTACGAAGATCAAGCAGAAAGAATGGGACAGGCGTATAGCAAAGACTATATGAGAAACCAAAACCCTAATATGCCAGTGAAAGATGAATCGTCTTCTTCAATTTCAAAAGGAAGCGGACGAGGATTGCCAAAGTTTGAGGAGTAGATTTTTATCGGCTCTAAGATAATTTTGGTATAATTAACAAACTTGCAATAAGGAGATTATTATGGCAGGATATGGATTAGAGCCAGTAAAAAACGCAACTGGTGGAAGTATTCGATCAAATAACTTCTGCAACGGAGAAGGATACCGTATTGCCGCAACTGCACCTTCAGCTTTTTTTGAAGGCGATTTGGTCAGTTGGACTAATGGTAATATTGTAACTGATATGGGGGGAACTTCCCCTGGAGCAGTTCTAGGTGTTTTTTACGGAGCAGAATACCAGGATAATTCCACAGGTGATGTAAGATTTGTTAGGTCTATTCCAGCTAGTACAGTTGCAAAAGCAAAATTCAAGGCTTATGTCTATGACGATCCTAACTGTTTGTTTAAAATACAAGCAGATCAAGATTCAACCGCTTTAACATCTGCCAACGTTGGTAATAACTTGGCAATCGTAGCTTCACCAACAGGCTCAGCCACTACTCACAAGAGTGGTCTTGTAGCAGATTCAGATTCAGAAAATACCACAAACACTTTACCGCTCGTCTTTTTAGGCAGCGCGCAAGATGATTTTGGTTATACTGCTTCTGGAA